GCCGCTATTTGTTACCCCATTCGACCATGCGTTGCGGGTTACGGCCCTTTCGCCATAAACAGAGATATGACCCTGCAAATAATCGGTTGATCCGTTGACGTAAGGTATGAACCCGGTGTTGTTCGTGGCGTCGTAGTAGTAATAAATCGGACTTGTGTGGACAAACTTGCCGACCGGCACATACACGTTCGGGCCGCCATGCGAACACTGGTTAACGGCAGCCTGTATCGCTGCCGTGTTATCCGCCGCGCCCGTGTCTGCCCCGTACCGACGTATATCACCTGGCTCATACTCAGGGTTTACGATGTCGCCAACAGCGTTACCAGCGGCATATTCTGCAACGCCAGCCGAAGTCTCAGCAGATGTGCGCCTTATTCTCATGCTGCTGGAATAGACAACAGGCAAATCCCATGCAATGTCGGTCGCAGTCCATATTGTTACGCCAGAGGAATCCTTCAGCGTTACCTTGTATTCCTCATCGTCAACGCCCCATATCTGCTGCTCAGGCTCGCCGCGAATGTTCAGCGATATGTCGGCGGAGTTTGCGTTCGTTGCCGCATCTGCATCTGCCGCAGTCGGGTAGGTTGACTTGTTGGCATTAGATATGGGGTCGCGGATTTCAAGCGTGCCGCCATTAAGCGGGTCGCCGTTGGAATCTACGAACTGTGGTAAGGGTTGTCCTAATACTGGAAATGCCATGCTATTCCTCTAAGCGCGGGCAATAAAAAACCCGCCGAAGCGGGTTAGTGTTTGTTTTATGCGATGCGCCTAATCTTCTAGTGCGGCATCGACTGCTGGCGAAATGACCTCATCCCGTACCCAATCTCGGGTTGCCTTGTTGGCGTTTATGATCGGGATAGCATTAGTTAACTCAGTCTTGAGCGTGGCGGTACTGGCCTTCTCGCCACCAAGCCCAAGAGCCTTTGGTACTGCCTCAAGCGCCAGTTGGTCAAGCTGAGAAAGTGCGGGGCCAGCAATCTGCGAAATACCACTGTTCCCGAATCGGTGAGCATAAAACGCATCAATGGCTATCTGGAATGCGCCGGTGAATCCAGCCCTGTCTACAGCCCGCATGATGCGCTTGAAAGCCGGTTCATCTTTGAATTTTGGGTTGCCGCCAGGGCCGTATTTGATGTACTCGCGCAGGTCATTGCCAAGCGCCGCAACCATTATCATCATCGTCCCTACAGTCGCGTACTTGACAGCATTTGCGCCGCCTTCTTTCACGCCCTTCTCAAAAACTTCATGCAGGAATCGCTTCATAACGGTGTTGCCAAAAACCGTCTGAAAACCCTTTAACTGAGATATCAGATGAAAACGCGGGTCTGAGTGCCACATAGGGCGCACCGTTGCGCGGGGTGACATCACGACTTCGTTTGTGAACCGCAGGGCACCAGCATTTAACGACTCGGTGAACGGATGGTTATCAGGCGCCCCCTGCCTCAACCATTGTATGCCATCTTCAGCATCAATCCCGAGTTCGGTCAGTTGCCAAAGCAGCTTCTTCTGCTTGGCGCCACTAGCACCTCTCATGAGATCGCGCAAGTTGTCTGCTATCATCATGCGGCCAGTGTGGAACCCTGCTACACGATTCAGTTTTGTCCACTGATGCAACAAAGTCGCCTTAAAGAATGCTTCAGTAACGCGGGTCATTTCACCGCCAAACGACGCGAGCATCCTTTCCGTTATACCCATGTCAAGTGCAAGCCCTACCTGTTCGGCGGCGCGAGTTGCTTCTGACTTGGGGAATTTCTTAAACACGCTTCTGACAGCAGATCGGGATGCGTGTGATATAACAGCCGGGAGAGCCTTCAGGGCAGAGTCCCATCGGCCCCTTGCAAGAATAATCATCGGTTCCGCAAGGCTAGATATAGTAGCGAGAGAGAGGGTTCGTAGAAGCTGGTAAGCCCCCAGCGCCCTCTGCGCCTCACGGACTGCCCTAGACTGTATAGGGTTGTATCTGTGCTGTATTGCATCAAGAAGATCATACGCCCGCTTAATCTCACTGCGCTTGGGCTGCACGCCAGAATCTATGGCCTCCTGAATGCCCTTTCGGATGAGGTTGTTTGCAACCCCTTCTCCAGCCCCGAACCTGCTGGCAAACTCAGCCCTGTTCACACCAGCACTGATGTATTTTTTGAGAACGTCATACACATTGTTGTCAAGAAATGGCGCGAGTTCCTCGTCGGGGATTCTTGCCAGTTTCCGCGCAGACTCAATGTTTGCGTTCTTCGACGTTCCAGACTGCCCAACACGACTATGAAAATAGCCGTCGCTATCAATGGCGCGGTTTGACTTGCGCGGCGACTGTATGTAGACGCCGTCATCAATAATAATGCGGCGGATGATTTCATCGGCATCCTCAATAGGAATGCCATGCTTTGTAAGAACGCCGACAAAATCTCCCTGCATCTTGTCGCTTTTTTGCAATTCGTTGGCGAGGTACTTGCGCGGGAAATATCCTTTTATGTACCCAGGCTCAAGGCCTTTTGATTTCAGGTAGTCATAGAAATCATCTAGCAGCCCACGAATGTTCTTCGCAGCAACCGACACGCCAGCCTTCGCCTCGCCGCCACGCAATGCGAGCAACAGATCGTCGTTGACATCTTTCGATATGGACTTGCGAAACCAGCCCCCGGTGAGAGAATCCATCTGCTCCTGAAGGCGGGACAGGTATTTTCCAGTCGCAAGAGACACGCCTTCGTAATAACTAGGGCCGATTGGGGTCTTTGAGAACTCGGTGTACTCAAGCATATCACGCAGCTTCTTGATAGACGGCGAGACCTCAGCGAGCCTGTCCAGCTTTGTTATTGCCTTGAACCCGCCGATTTCCGTAAAGTCCCGCAGAACCTCTGGGACTTCAAAGCGAGATTTGGATACGGATTCTTCTAACGTGATCGCAGAAGGACTCACTGCGCTCGCGCCAGCAGACTGATGGGCGACTTCTTCTGCTGGAGAGCCGCCGAAGCGGATGCGGGGCAAATTTGTCACGCCCCTGAACAATCCCGCTATTGGAGCAGATACTGCTCCGGCAATTTTCGCTTCCTGAGCCACCGCATCCCAATTCACATCGCCGTACTCGTCAAGCTGGCGAGTTGCGCTTATTGGGACTGTCAGGGCCGCGCCAACGGCGGCAGCCCCCGTAGCGCCAGCGCCAACTGCTGCGATGGCTTGCGCGGTTTTCCCAAGTTGGGCAGTTCTTGCGGCGGCTGATGCAGCGGCCTTTTCCCACCCCATCGGGACGGCGAGAAGCGCGGGGTCTGCAATGGCGGCATTGACAAGTTCTGCTGCGGCAGCGCCCGCGTCATGCTTGAACGCATCCACAATGGCAGAAAGCGTTGGGACGCTAGGCGGCGCCTCCTCCTCGCCCATGTCAGATAAGGCGTAGAACTTGCTCTCCAGTTCGCGGTATTGATCTGTGTTTGTTTCACCGGCAGATTCTAACTGGTCGAGCATCTGCGATATGGTGTCGAGTTCCTTCTCTCGTCCAAGAAGCCTCTCCTTAACCCGTTTCTTTTCCTCATCGGACTTGAACAGGTATTTCATGCCGCGCTGTACCATGCCTTCTTCGGCTGCGCCGTGCGCAGATGAGCCAATGGCGTCTTGCAAGTTATCCCACGGGGCGCGAATGTTGTCTACAAACCCCTCGGTTCTTTTTACAACAGAGGTGTTTGGAACGAGGTGAGAAAATTGGTTGTCGCCCTCAACCTGCTTAGGAACCAGATGGTCGAACGCTCCGCCCTGCTTCGGAATCAGGTGGTCAAACGAGTTAGAGGTCGGCATCGCGGATGCCATACTTTTCTTCCAGTTCTGCTATAACCGCCGCCCTATCCGCTCCTGCCTGTATCGCGGCTCTAGCGTCACTTATCAATCTGCCCTGCTCAGACTTGGCCGTTACGGTTTTCTCGTCATCAGGGTTCAAGGCGTCGATGAAAAGAAAGCTCTGCACCTCCTTGTAAGTCTCAAGCTGGGACTCCATTTCCCGTGTGGCAATATCTAGCGCATCAGCATAAATGACGCCTTGCTCGTCCTGAATCTGTCGTGCGCGGTCTGCGATACGTCTTGCCGCAAGACCAACCTGTTCATCATCAAGCCCTGACAGCTTATCGTTAGCTTCGACTCTCTCACGCGCAGCGTTGATATTTTCCTTAGTTGGCTGCGGCGGAGGCTTAACATCAGGGCTTGCCGTCTCCATGCGAATGTTCTCCGCATCAGCGCGGCGCTTATCTCCCAGGGCGAGACTGGCCTCTGCCGCAGCATTGTCCTTGTTGATTCCAGCCAGCCCTTCCTCAACCTCAAGGGCATATTCCTGCTGCGCACGAAGCTGCTCTTGGTAAAGTTGTTCAATCATGCTGGTAGCCGCTGCCGCGTTCGCCCCCCCCGACTCTGATACACGCTTGAGGTATTCGATGTGCTGCTGCTTACGGGCAACCTCGTCTACCATCGGTATCATGGCGTCAATTTCGCCACGGGTTGTTTCGTTCCAAACCTCGTCCAACTCGGCGTCGGGAATCAGTTCCTTCAGGCGGGGTCTAACTTGCTGATAGTTCTGCTCGTTGGCGCCTTTTGCGATATTGCCGAACTCAATGAGGCGTTGGTTCCACGCATCAATCTTCGTCTGCTGCTCAAGCGCGATGGCCTGCTGCTTTTGAGCGGAGTTTACCGCGTCCCGCGTTCCACGGTTAGCCTCGTACTCGTCCTGTTGGTATTCAGCGGCCTCAAGACCCTGCTTCCTGATTTTGTGCAAATCGTCGGACTGTCGCTTGTCGCGGGCCATGTCAAAAACCGAATTGCCCCGCATCTTGTCTGCAATGTCGAAAACTAAAGGCATATCAGTTCCAGATTATTCCGCTGTTGTTCCCATCGCCGCCTATCAGATCGGGGATGGCGCCAAGAATTTCTGACGTAATGTCATTACGCGACCGCGCCTGATTGGCATAACCAGATGCGCGATTGTAACCCTGCGAAGCTGCGCCAAGTCCCATTTGCGCGCCAGTCTGAATCGCAGCAGAGCCGCTATTAGCCGCCACTGACGGGCCGAACCCGGCAATGCTGGAAAGGCGGTTGTAGATGTTGTTAAACTCGTTCGTGGCGAAGTTCTGGTTGTATCGCAGGGCCTCACGAATAGCTCCGCCTGACATATACTGACCGCCCGCCGCCTGTCGCCTTTCCAAAGCCCGCTCACCCTCCGCAAGCCGGAACGCATAACCTGGGTCTTGCTGCCAGTCATATTCGCCAGCCTGACCCCCGGAAGGGGCGCTCATCATCGGCGCCACATTCTTGCGGAACTCTTTGTCCATCCCGCCATAGGGGTCGTTGTTTTCCCCGTAGAGGGTAGACAGTATCGGCTTGTTAAAGCCATTGTAACCTTTGAGGCGTGGATCAGTCTGAGCGCCCTTGATAGAGCCGTTCTGCCTGTCCCAAATGTACTGACCGAGGTTCTTCGCGTCATCGCCCTCGTAACCAAGCTGAGTGGCGTACTTGATCGCGTCACCGACTGTGCCGATGCGCGACGAATCGTATATCGGCCTGCCGGATTGATCGACTCGCCCGCCCGCAGAGGGAAGCCCCGTCATGGACAGCATGGCATTAAGCGCGCTGTATGAGGCGTTCTGGAACGGCGCGTTCAGGCCGAGGGCAATGTCTCTGGATTCACGGTTATAGGCAATCTCTTGGTCTAGGCCAGAATTGGCTGCGCCAACGGCTTTACTCCCGTCATCAGACAGGCCGCCAGCAATCGCCCCAACAACCGCGCCGGGGCCGCCGCCGCCCAAAAACCCGCTAACCGCCCCACCAATCGCCTTCCCGATATTAAACCCCATTACGCCACCTCCACGCCGGATGCGGTTATCGTGACCGCAGTTGCGGCATCAGCAACGGCCTGAATCGTTGCCCCAGCAGGAAGAACGTGATTCAGTGCCTCTGGAACCGTAATCTGATCGGTTGAAGGCACAGAAAGCGCGTCAACAATCTGGTTTGTCGCGTCGGCAGAGCCGCCGCTTGGAACAAAGTGAATGTCAACGGTGCGGCCTGTGCCGGTTGTGTTGCAGAGTGTTAGCGCCCTAACAACCGTCACCTTGTTCGTTGGCACGGTGTAGTAGGTTGTCGCACTTGCCGCGATCTGCTGCGGGGCGATGAGTTGTTTAAGAGTCGTTGCCATTACAGTCCTATGGCCTGTTGCCGTCTGAGTTCTTCAATTTCACGCCCCAATGCCGCAACGTGCGCGGCGAGGGTGATGTGCAGTGAGTCGATTTCGATGTCGCGTACCGCCCGACTTATAGCTGACGAGTCAAACACGGGAGTAGAGAAGTCCGCCGCGTCAATCTCTCCAGGCGTAGCGATATACTTCTGTAGTTCAATGACAAAGCCGACCCAATCCCTCGGGGTAGCTGGCATTGTCTGGATTGCCGGATTTTCTAGGAACTCATTCGCCATGTTCTTTGGAAATCAGCCCCGTGTAGACGGTCTTGCCGTCATGCCTTCTGATAAAGCGGAACACCCAATCGCGCCCCGATGAGAACTTCCGCCAGATTGCCCGCGCTTTGTAATTCCCAACAGCCCCGAACGATGCAACGCGCTCGTTTGTGAACGTATGCCCGCCGTCCCTTGAATAAGATAGGGCAACATCGCCGCCAACGCCCTCCTCGCCCGTCAGTTGGACAAGCCTGACATGAACGCGATCTTCATCTGCATCCTTCATGCCCTGCGTCGTTAGCACGTTCGGGATGATCTCCCCATCTAGCGTGTAGACTCTGGATGAGAGTTGGTAGATTTTACCGTTCTCAAAATCACCGACGAAATGCTTGCCGAACGCATAGGCATGGCAATTGAACCGTTCTCTGGACGGGAACTCGTCATCAATCTCATGCGCCCGCCTGTGCCACTCACCCTCTGTAATGTCATAACACCATGTAACGCCCTCTGAAGGAAACGTGAGAACATAGAACTCATGCCCCTCAAATCGGTATGAGTAGCCTATTGCGTCATCCACTTTTGAGTAAGTGGAGATTTGATAAGCGACCTGTGGGTCGCGGGCCGTAAGGTGCTCCGGCGCGTACTGCCGCGATATGACGGGGACAGGGCTTCCGTACTCATTCACACCGAGCCATGCAACGGCATTGTCAAGGCGAGCAACGGAATGCTTGGCAGCACAGCCCATCTGCTGAAAGCCGCTCTGGAAGCGTTGGAAAAGGTTGTCAACGCCACCAGCGTTGTACCAGACCTCGGTAGTCCTCTCGCCAAGCAGCCATATCTCACGACGGTCTACAATCAGAGACACAAGGTCATCTGGCGCCCCTTCAGCCGTGGAAAAGTTTAGCGCCGGTAGGTCAGTGGCATCATACAATTCTGAATAGTTGAACTGCCCCGTGCCATCATTGATATACACGATGTACCCGTCAATGAAGTCGGCAACCGACGTACCGGGGGAAGATGCCGCCGTCATGGTTGAAGTTGCAATGTCCCACACCTTCAGAGGCCCGCCATCCGCAATGATGATCTGGTTGCCGTTGTCCGTTATCTTAACGGGGCCGGACGATGACCCGATACCGGCGACCTTCTGCGCGTTACCGTTTGCCTGAATCCGGTAGAAACTTCCGTTAACAACGGCGTAGAGATACGACCCGTGAGCGTAAAGGCCACGAACCTCGCCATCTTCAGGTGTGCAGAATACCGTTCCGCCGTGGATGCCGACAAGAATCGGCTCAGAACGCTCATCCTGGCCGCGCTCCTGAAACAGATTAATGACTTCCTGAGAAGCCGATGCTGATGAGCGGCCCTGAAGTGAGCCGCCTGATAGCCTAAGCCGCACCTATGTCCGCCTCAAACTGAACGGGCGCGTTCTCCACATCAAAGTCGAGAACCCCCTGAAGTTTCTGCGCCGCTTTCTTCTCAATGTACATGATTCGGCGCTCCGACACTCCGTACTCAGGCGCAAGTTCTGCCGCCAGCCCCCATATCAGAGCATTGCACCACTCCACCGGAAAATCAGCGTTATCGGAAGCAGCATCAAAATCATCAGGATAATAATTAGCAATGAACACAACCTTATCGTCAGTGCCATCACCCGCAGGCCATAAGCGCATACTTCCCGAATCGAGCGTGGCCTTGTAAAAAGCCAGCGTGGGGACGCCGCTCTGATCTTTATCAGACAGCGTGTAATATTCTTCCTCACCGACAAGGGTGATAGACGAGTCAATGCCCGATGTGCTTCTGCGTACAATTGCATCACTCAGCACCGAATGAGGCCGGAAAGCCTTCGTCGTGTAGAAATATACCTTGTTGCCCGATGAGGCTGCGCCGTCTGTTGCCGATGCAATCGTCACCGTGGATGCGCCGATTGACGAGATTGTTGACCAGTGAATAGAACCGTCATCAATCTTGACGCCGATGTAGTCGCCAACAACCATGCCAGTCACGGACGTAACGGAAAGCACCGTTTCGCCTGACGCTTCATCAGCGGAAAGGGTTGTCTCGCCGTATGACGAGGTAACGTGGTCGCCAGAAGGGCCGACAGAATAAAGCGCCTGACCCTTCTGGACGAACAACGTCAGTTCCTCGCGGAGCCAGATGTCGGCGCCCTCCACGATAAAGTCCTGAATAAGCCCGTTCAGAGCAAAGGCCGCGTCTGCAACCTCATCGGCGCCGGGAGACTCACCAGGGTCATACTCTCCGATTTTGCGCAGAGCCGCCTTGATGATGTCGTTTCTGGTATAGGTAAAGTTTTTAGACCCTGAACGAGCCATCCATTAAGCCTCGGTTACGACTTCGGTGTAGTCAACGATGATGTCGAAAACAGCCGTATCCGAACCGGCAGAACACGTATAGGAAATCGTGTCGCCACCAGCAGTGATGTCAGGCTTGCGGGCTGCGGCGGTTGTAGCTTCCGTGATTTCAAACAGCAAAGCACCGCGAGTCACCGCGCCGTCTGCTAGGGAGCCAAACACCAAGCCTTCAGTAGCCAGCGATGCGCCAGCGAGGAAGCCGTTCGGGTCGTTGGAAGTGCCCGTCGTGCCAACGTCAACAGTCTCAGTCGCATCAACGGTGATTACGTTGAGGAAAACATCGTGAACAATGGCGTTGGTCGGAAGGGTAAAGCCGGTTTCAGTCTCAGTTGTCTGCGCATCACAACGAATAACCGCCTGTTTGCGGATAAACTTCGTGTCGGCGGCAAGGTAGGACTTGTCCGTCGCGGTCGTAGAACCGCTGTACTTTTTGCGGGCTGCAATGCCCGTTGAAAAATTAGTACCACTCATAATTTACTCCTGAGCAGCCTTTCGGCCAGTACAGTAATTAAGAAAAAGAGGAATCCCCCGCCGAAGCGGGGGTTCCTTTGGTGCCGTTAAGCGCCTTCCGAGCCGTACAGGCCACGCGGGTCAGACCAGCCAGCCGAGAAACGCATATAGCCCTTAGCCTTAGCGTTATCGGTGTCAAAGTCCTCATCCTTCGTGAACTCAACGCCCTCGCGGTCATACCACTTCAGACCTTCCGGTGCATCAGTCCGAACGAACCATGCATCGTCATCTGTCAGGTAGTGATTGACCGTCATCGACGGAATCGCGCCCATCACTCGCAGAGCATTGGTGGCGTTGTTCGCCGTATCGTTCTGCTGTACCGAGTTGAGGATACGAATCGCGTTGAACTGTTCCTCCACAGGGATAATCAGCTTCGTCGGACGAAGGCTGATTTTAAGGCCCTTCGGATTCACAGCCTGACCAATCAGGATAACCAAGTCCTCAAGAGAGGCTTCGCTAAGATCAGCAGCGGTGGACAGTTCGTTGGCAAACGTGCCGCCAGTCGAAAGCGTATGAAGGGTGGAAAGAAG